CTTTGGTCTGCATATTTGCGCCCCATGTAGCCACTCTGGTAACTGCGCTTACTATACTGTTCCAGATTTTCTGCGGCAGCTCCTTAACAATATCTATAACTTTCGTTACAAAATCTGTTATAACCGTGTCGCCTTTTTCCTGCATATTTGCGCCCCACTCTGCTATTTTCTCAACGCCCGCAGCGATTGCCTGCGGTATCAGAGTAGGCAGCTCTTTTATCTTGTTTATGATTGTTGTTACCAGCTTGCCTGCTGCCGTCAAAATCTTAGGCAGCCCCGTAATCAGTCCTGTTACAATGGCTGCAATAATCTGCGGCATAGCTGCGATTAAAAGCGGTATTGCATCTATGATGCCGTCAATCAGCGCAACTATAATATCGCCCGCACTTTCGATAATAAGCGGTATACCCTCAATCAACGCATTTATGATAGCCGTTATGATTTCCGGCAGCGCCTCAATCAGTACGGGCAACGCTGCTACCAGTCCCTGCGCCAGCCCTGTAATAAGCTGTAAGGCTGCTGTAATCAGCAGCGGTATATTTTCTATCAGCATGGTTACAATGTTCGTAACCACCGTTACGATTGTCGGCAGCAATGTAGGCAGCGCCTGTGCGATACCTTGCGCAAGGCTTATGAGTATCTGCATACCCGCCTCTAAAATCTGCGGCAGTAACTGTATCAGCATAGTTGCAATGCTGGTTACTACGTTTGTTATGGTCGGCAATAACGTAGGCAGCGCCGTTATAATTCCCTGCGCCAATGCCTGCATAATAGAGGGTGCGCTTTCCAGCACTGCCCCTGCTATATTCGTTATCACTTCCAATATCTGCGGTATCATTTGTGAAATATTGCTGATTATTCCAGTAACGCCCTGCTTTATCTTCTCGCCTGCGTCGTCCTGCCCCGCCATAAGGTCGCTTAGCCCGTCCATAATCATTGTGATAGACGGCAGCATTTCGCCAGTGATACTGTTCTTTACGCCGCTAAATGTCCATTGCAGGCGGCTTAAACTGTCCTCAAACGCTGCGCTTGCTGCTACTGCCTCGTCCGACATTATCATGCCGTATTCTTCTGTTTCGTCCATAAGCTGCTTAATTCCGTCTGCGCCAGAATTAAGCAACGGTAAAAGCTCGGCTGCGCTCTTTCCAAAAATATCCTGTGCGGCTGCATTTCGCTGTGTTTCATCTTCCATGCCCGCCAGTGCGTCTATGCTCTCTAAAAGCACCTGCTCCGTGCTTTTTATACTTCCGTCTGTATTTTTCAGCGATACGCCGATAGCCTCAAAACTTGCCCCTGCGCCTTTCGCTCCCTCTGCTGTTTTCCCCAGCTCTGTAGTAATGTTCTTAACGCCTTTTGTTAAGTCGCTTACGCTGCTGCCGCTTCTCTCGCAGGCATAGCTTAACTGCTGGTATAGGCTTGCGCTTATCTGCATTTTCTGGCTTTCCTTGTCTATCTGGTCGCCCGCAGATGCCGTATCACTCGCCATATCATAAAGTGCCTTGCCTGCTGCTACGGCTGCCGTGCCGATTGCCGCCACCGCTGCTGCCGTTGCTGTTGCAACCTTTTTTACAACCTCTGTAAAGCCACTGAATTTGCTTGTTGCCTCTTTCGCCTGTTTGCCGCTGTCCTCTACCTCGTTTCCCATTCCGTCTGCGGCTTTTTCTGCCTTGTCCAGCTCTGTAGTGGTCTTTCCTAACTCTGTTTCTGTATTCGCAAGGGCTGTTTTCTGGTAATTAAGCTGCGTTTCCAGCTTTTTACTTGCCTCGCTGTTCTCTCCTGTAGCCTCTTTGCACTTTGCAAGGGCTTTTTCTGTTTCCTCTACCTTTTTCTTTTGTTCGTCGTAAGTTTTGCGTAATACTTCCTGCTTGGCTTTCAGCGCCTCTGCACTGCTCGCATTGCTCTTATACTCTGCCGTTACAAGTTTCATTTCAGAGTTAAGCAGCTTAAGGGTGCTGTTAATCTCTTTGCAGGCTGCTTTATACTGTGCCTCGCCGTCAAAACTAAGTTTGGTTTTAATATTGTCTGTTTTATCAGCCATGATTTACAAGCCCCCTAACGCTATGTCTATGTCGTCCATGCCCTCTGCTGCCTGTGCTGGTGCGCTGCTGCTTTCCTGCCCGAAAATGTGCGGGTTATACTCCTTGTGATAGCCGAATAGCTTAATAATCTGGTAAGGTGTCTTTTTCCACGCCTCGCTTTCCGTGTAATGCAGCATAGCCATTGCTATATAAAGCAGCCGTGCGGTGTCTATTCGTCCTGCACGGCTACTCTGTTTCCCTCTTCTGTTGTGTCTGCCTCTCCGTCTGCTGCCTCTTTCTCTTCCCCGCCGTTTGTGGAATATACAAAAGCAGAGAAAATAGCGTCTTTAATCTGCGGCAGATTGCCGATATGAATTAACTTACCTACCTGCTGCTCTGTAAGCGGTGTTTCTCCCTCTTCCATGCCCTCGTTGATAATGAGGGTAAGCAACCAGCGTAAATCTTTAATCATGGTCGGGTTACTCTGGTCAAAAGCCTTGTCCAGCTTGTCATATCCCCCAAATCTGTCCTGCATCTCGTCCAGTGCATTAAGGGAAAACAGTAAATAATAGGTCTTGCCGTTCAGTTCTACGGGCATACGTCCGTCTTTAATTGCGCTCATGCTATAAATTAAGGCGCAGCCTGCGCTGCGCCTCTCTCCTTTCTCTTATACTTTCTGCATTGCCGCTGCCGGTTCGGGTACGGCTGTAAACCATGTCTTAGCCGCCTTACTGTCCTCTGTTCCCACAAAGTCTGCTTTCCAGCGGTTATCTTTCTTTCTGGCTGTAAAATCTGCCTCAATGTCCGGCGTATTAAACTTGATGCTCTCGCCCTTAGTTTCATACTTTTCAGACGGTACTTTGAATTTTGCTTTAAGCAGCCATACATAGCGGTATTTGCCGCCCGTTTTCTTTGCTCTGAACCCTACCGCAACATACGGCGGCTCGTCCTCTTTTCCAGCCCATACTACGCTGTTCTCGTCCACTTCCTGCCCCAGCAGCTCTGCCAGCACTTCCGGCGTAAGGTCTTTAATTCCCAGCTTAAGCGTGCCGCTTGCAAACTCCGTGACGCTCTCGCTTAACGTATCGTCTGCATATAAACTGCCGTCTGCGGTCTTTACGGATAAATCGGCTGTCATTGCCTCTGCCATTTTCTTAGGCGCTCCGTAGCTTTCTACGCCGTCTGCCTCTGTGCATACGGCATAATATAAATCTTTCAGTCCCAGTGTCATTGTTTAATCACTCCTCTTTCAAAATCTCGACTGTGATAGGCACTAACCAGTACCCCGTTTCTGTTTCGTAGCTTTCTGCATCTATGCTGTTGATATAAACGCCTGCTGCTATCAATACCTCTTTTGTCTTATCAAGCTGCGCCTCAAAATCGCCCTTATGGAAAAGCGTAACTCTATACATTTCCCTGCGCTCTTTCTCTTCGTCGTCTGCATTTACCGCAGACGTACCCAGCAGCCGCAGAAACGTATAGTATGCGTCCGGCTTATCCCGTCCAGTGTATACGCCCCTCTGGGCTGGCAGCCCTGCGCTTTCTAAAATCTCCTGTATGCTCATTTGCCCGTTTCACTCTCCCATATACTGTGCTGCGCCTCTACTACCTTTTCGTGCGCCTTGGCGTTTGCCGTTGTCATATACGGGCGTGCCTGCTGGCTGCTTGTCCCGTATTCTGCCGCAAAGCCGATTGTTGCATAGCGCACTTTGCTTTTATCGCCTTTCCTGTCGTTTCCATGCCCTGCCCGTCCCTGCGGGTATATCTCTACGTATTTCTCCGTATCGTCGCCCTTTACGTCCGTAGCTTTTATGGAATTGATAAAACCGCCCGTTTCGTTCAGTCCCATTGCCTGTGCCTCTGCTTTCTGTGCCTCTATCAGCACATCTGCGCCAGCCTTAAGCATTTTCGGTACTGCCTCAACCGTGGCGGTTTCTCTCCTGCCGAAAGCGTCTATAATATCTTCCAGCCCGACTGTATTAAATTCTCCCATGCTTACACCTCGTTTCTGTGGCGTAAATCTGTAAGCGTAAGCTCTATGGTGTCTGTCCCTGTATCGTAGGTCTTAAGTACAAAATAGCGCCGCCCGTTTACTTCTACTACGTCCTCGCCGCCATAATCTGCCTTGTGTACCTCGTACTTTGCCTCTACCAGCTTTCCTGTCTGCTGGCTCTTAAAATATTCACTGTACCCTACTGATTTTTTATTACAGAATACAGTGCGGGCGCTTTCTTCCGGCTTTACTGCAAAGCCGTTTTTATTTACCCTGTTTTCTCCGCTTACCTCGCTTATTAGCGTTATCTCGTCTATCCAGTCCATTTTTACCACTCCTTTAGGTGTCCGTTTCGGACACATAGCCCAAATAGACGCTACCGCAATAACAGTTACCCAGATATGCAGCGTCGGTTTTATGCTCTAAAGCATCTATGCGCCCGTCCAGCGTTTCCATATTGTCGTAGACTTCTGAAAACGTATCATTTACAGCCTGCATATTGCTGTTTTCTCTGGCTGTTATCTCTGATACCAGCGCCTTTAAGCTGGCAAGGCTAAACCGCCTCATACCAGCACCTCACTTACGCAAACATGGCTTTTACTTCCTGCTGCGTAATCTCTGTAAAGTCTGCCTCTGTAAGTGCAGTAAGTCCTTTGGTTACTGTAAATTTTCCTGTCTTGTTGTCATACGCAAGCCCTGTTACTACATTGCCTGCCCCCGTAGACGCTACGCTTAAGTCGTCCAGTTGGATAAGTCCCGCTACTGCTGCATTGATTGCCTTAGTAACGTCTGCGGTCTTGGCGTATGCTGTCAGCGCATTTGCAATGGCTGCCGTTACTTCCGCAGTCTTTGCATAGCTGCTTAAGTCCACTTTCCAGTCGCCTACCTTTTCCAGCTTTCCGTCAATTACCATGTACTCACTGTAAAGATTTCCCGCCTCTCCGTCGGTATTCTTTACCATGTAGATTTTCTTTTCTGCGCCGTCTGCCGCTACGTCAATATCTGCCGTGCTGTCTACCATTACACGGCTTAAATGGTCTGTTCCGGCAATCGCCGTGGAAATAGCGCTTGCTATCTCCGTCGCTGTCATTCCGTCTGTGATGCCATAACCCGCAAGCGTGGTGGCTGCATTTGCCTTGCCGTTTATAAGGTTTTTCAAATCGTCTGCCAGATTTTCTACCGCTACCTTATCAAGCCCCCCCAGCGCTCCTATGGCGCTTTTCTCTGCGTAGCGGTCTTTAATTTCCGCTACCAGATAAGACAGCGTATTATAAGTTACTCTTTTAATCGCCATTCTGTCTGTTTCTCCTATCCGAATAAGTTCTTAATATCGTCCTCGTTTACCTCGTCGTCTATATTGTCCGGCGTTTCGCCGCCTGTGTATTCGCTGGATAGGCTTAAATGAGTTTTCAAGCACTCGTAAGACTTCCAAAACTGCTCTGATTTATCGGAATAGCCAAACTCTGCCTTGCAGTATAAGGTAATTGCCCTAATAATCAGTGCGTCTGTTTCGTCCAGTTTCTTTACGCCTACGTCCTGCAAATCCATTTTGCAGGCGGCTATACAGTCGTTTATTTCTTCTGTGATTTTCTCACTGGTGCTGCTTATACGCAGCGCCGCCCGCATCTTCTCTGTTAATGTTGTGGTATCTGCTGCCATAGCCTGCACCCTCTTTCTTACTCTGCCATTACTGCTGCTACGCCTGCCTCTTCCAGAACTGCTGCACGTTCTCTGCTTACGGTGTAAACGTCCCCAGTATCCTTAATCTGGTTTAATTCCATATCACGGAAACGGCGCTTTACTTTCACTTTTACCAGCCTTGCTGCTTTCTTTTCTTCCTCGGCTTTAGCTGCCGCCTCTGCTGCTGCCTTTTCCTCTTCCGCTTTAGCTGCCGCCTCTGCCGCTGCCTCGGCTGCTGCTTTTTTGTCCTCTTCCGTAAGCTCGCTGTCGTCTGGTATGTCTACCTCGACGGCTGCGCAGCGTGCAGCAATTTCTTTCTTTGTTCCCTCTGCATCTACGCCCAACTCCTTTGCCAGTTCCTGCAAATCCTCTTTCTTATAGCTTTCCAGCTCTTTTGCGTCTAAGTATCCTTTCATGCTCTACCTCGCTTTCTTACACTGCTGTTACGCCCTTTTTAACTAAGATAATGCCCGCAGCGTCAGCTACTTTGCCGTCCACTACCATTAAGCACTTATTCTTAATCTTGTTGTTGTCGTGGTCTGTCCACTTCACTACCTGCATTTCCATGTTGGTATTGATAACGTAATCAGAGAAATTCATAAATACTGCGATTACGTCGCCCTCGTTTGCGTCGTCCCAGCTCGGTAAAACGTCGTCCTCTACAGTTTCCACATTCTTACCCATGAAACGGTATGTTTCCTCTCCGTTTACGCCGTAGTTTGTGCGTCCAATAGGCTGCCCGTTCTTATCTTCCATACCGTCAATGCCAGTATCAAAAGTGGACTGGTTCATAACAAAGCTGCCGTTTCTGTACGCCTTTTTCATTTTGCCTTTTACCTTATGCCAGCCGTTCCAGCTTGCGTACTCTTCCGGTGTCAGAGTAATTACAGCTGTTACCCTGTTGTCTTTCAGAACGCCCAGCGGCTGCCCCTCGCCTGTACCGTTGAAAATGGCAATTTCAATAGCCTTTACCATTGCCTCTGTTGCCATAGGTACAAACAAATCAGTAAACATTTTCAGCGTTACTACATTCGCTAAAATGCTCTGGGAAATTTTGCACTCCAAACCGTAATAATTGAAAGTTACGGAATTTTTAGCAGATGCTTTCTGGTCGTCGCTGCTCTTTGCCTCTGTAATCCAGTGTGCAGTAGGCTTTAAGTCTGCAATCGGAATGGAAACGCCGCCCTGTACGTTAATCTTACGCACCTTTGCATAAATGCTGCCGTAGCTTTCCAGTTTCTGGATAATTTCATTCATAATAGTTGTCGGAATTACAGCGCCGCTGTCTGCTGTGGTGGTGGTTTCAGCTGCTCTGTACTCTGCCGGAATAGCAACGCCTCTGCATACATAATTCATAAACGCTTTTCTGTATGCCGTAGTGTCGTATTTGTCCTCTGGTTCTCCTGCTCCTGCGCCGCCTGCTCCCTTGAAATTTCTAAGCAGCGTGGTATCTGCTCCCGCTCCACCTGTCGGCTCTCCTGCTGCAATTCTTTCAAGCAGCTTTTTACGTTTCTCTGCCGCTGCCAGTAAAGCGGTACGCTCTTCCTGTAAGTCTGTTACCTCTGTTTCCAGTTTTGTAATTTCCTCGTCCGTAAGCTCTGCCGCTCTGGTGTTAAGCTCTTCTTTGATTTCGGCTAATCTTGCCTCAATTTCCTTTAATCTCATAGTCTGTGTTCTCCTTTTTGTTTTGATTTTTATAAGCTCGCCTTAATCTTTAGTATTGCTGCCCGCCTCTTAAGCAACTCCTGCCGCTCCCGCTCATAACTCCTACTCGCAAAAGCACGGGCGCTTATTTCAGTATCGTTATTTGCCGGAATACTCACGGCTGATACATCATAAACCTTTTTGATTTTCAAAATTGTTCTTGTATGTGTTTCTCTGTCGTAGCTTTCCTCTGCCACTGTAAACGCCCATGACATTTTAGTAATCATTCCTGCGCTTATGTCTTGATACAGCCCACGGGCTAAGTCTGTCCGGCTTAAGTCTGCTGCCACAAAAAGCCCCTTTACGTCCGGCTCTAAAATCAGCGTATTATTTGACTGTCTGGCAAATACTCTGCCCTCATGGTCGTACTGCATAATAACGTCGCTCATGTCTGCGCTGTCTAATGCGTGTGCATCTATTCTTTCGTAAATCTTTGTGCCGTCCTCAAACTCATATAAAAGGTATGGCGCATTAAATGTAGTGGCGTAGCCCTCTACGTAGCACTCCGACTGTATACGCTTTTCGCCGGAACTCTGCGCTACCAGAGGCGCTACCAGCGTTCTATATTCCCGCTCTTTCTTAACTGGCATTATTTACACCCTCTTTCTCTTCCTGTCCGTTCTGCGGCTCTTCTCCTGCTGCTGGTTCTGTCTGCTGTTGTACTTGCTGTATGATAACTGGCTGCTCACTTCCTTTGTGCAGCTCGCTTACCTCTGTATATTCCTTTCGGATATAATACTTTTCCCCGTCCTCAACGTGTGCCATGTTCCATATATCCATTACGCCGTTTCTGTTCAGTAACGCACGGTCAAAAAGCTGTGTGCTTACGCTTAACTTTGTGGCGTTGCTGGCGTATTGTAGGCGGTTTGCAGAAAAGAAAATAGCATTGCCGCAGGCTCTTTCTCTCTCTGTAAAGCTCATATTTGTCATAACAAGCGATAGCTGTATTGCAAACGGTTCTATTTTCCCCTCGTAGTAAGCGTTCCACGTATTTTCATCGAATTTATTTTGCAGAATATCCATATTTGTACCAAAATGCGTACATACATTTTCCTGTATGTGCTGCATCTGCAATGCGTTTGGTGTATACGGTTTGCTTTCTACCTGTTTCAGTTCACTAAACTTGTTATCATAAATAATCATGCCGCTATCGTTGTCAGCGCTTAAGTTATCCTCTGTAAAGCGTTTCCGCTCTTTCTTTATATCCTCTGGTTTCAGCATATTTGCCACCTTTGCCAGAAAACGGATATTTGCAGAATTTTTTACAGCGTTTATAATTCCCTCATTCTGCGTATGTATCAGCTGCATAGTTGGTGCAAGTGTGCTGTTGTCCTCTCCGAAAAGGTCGTCTTTATATTCAAAGTCTGTCATAATGCCTACACGCTCAAACTCAATAGCGCCATAGCTGCCATTTGCAAACAGATACCGTAAATATAATTGCCCCTCACTCTCTACCACCTCGCAGCGTTCAGCCCGCAGCGGATACCAGCCACATAAGCGCCCGTATTCGTCCTCGATAGGTATAATAAAAGCGGTGTGTTCCACCGCTACATACGTTGCCAGACGCTTTATAAATTTTGTTGTATCCATGAAGTAGTTGGGTTTATGCTGCAATGTCTTTTCCAGCGATTTAAGGGCGCTGCCCTCTATCTCCGGCTTTAGTTTGCTGCAATGTGTAGCAAAATTATTTATAGCCGTTCTGGTTAAATCCATTTCATACACGCCGCCGCTAAAGCTGGTAAACGTCGGGCTGTATCCGTTCAGCATTTTGAAATAATTACCTATGGCTTTTAATTCTTTGCCATGGAAAAGATAGTCTAAAAATTTCATGCCGTTTACACTCCTTTCTATGCGGCATTTTTAAGCAGCTCGCCGCACTCTTCCCAGTATTTCTGCCGCACGGTCATTGCATCTATGACAGATACAAAGCCGTCGATATGCGCCCGCTGCTCGATTTTTATAGGTCTGAATTTTCTTGTTTCCATGTTGTGCTTAAGCGCAACATTTAAGAAATGTGTCTTTAGTAAATTGTTGTCGGCAATCTTAAAATCGCCGTCTTTTATGATGCCCTCAAACTCCCGTATAACTGGTGTAAGGTTTTCGCCTTGGTAAACGTCGTCCATGTGAAAGCCATAATTTGCCATATCGGTAATAAGGTACTGGGCGCTGTATCTGTCGTAGCCGATTTTCAAAGGTCGTATGCCGTAATCTTCCAGCAGCATAGTAAACCAGCCGTAAACGTCGTGGTAGTCTACGTAATTCTCGCCGCTTAAGGTTATCAGCCCCTTTTTAACAAATATGTCATACGGCACACCGTCCGTAGCCTGTAAGTATTCCAGCCTGCCCCGTGGCATAAAGAACTGCGTAAACGCATACAGCGTGCCGTCTTTCTGAATAACCACACTTGCTGCCGTTAAGTCCGTTGTCTGGCTTAAGTCAATACCGCCCACTGCGTAGCAGTCCCTAAAGTCCTCTAAGGTCTTTTCTACTCCGGCGTTCTCTACTGTCTGATATTCCAGCCATGCAATAGAGCTGTTCTGCTTAATATTGCAATACTTTGTAAGGAACTCTGCTTTTTTACTTAAGCTGCCCTCTGCTACGGCTATCTCGTCCATAAAGAAACTTTCTTTTACGGATACACCCATGTTAGGGTTAGCCTTTTTCAGTTCGTCTATGTCGTTCCACTTCTCCACATCATCAATCATGTAAAGGAATGGTAATAGCCTGCGCTCTTTGCTGTTTCCTTTTAAGAAACTTGTGCTACGTTTCATTAGTTCATCATAAATACTGTCGTTGATATATCCGGCAGTGCTTATGCTCAATATCATAGGTTGAGTACGTGCGCCTAAAGCGGATTTCATAACCTCATACTGCTTTAGTCCAGCGTCCCCGCTCCATGCTGCCATTTCATCACATACCACAAGCTGCGGGTTAAATCCGTCTGACTTCTTGGCGTTAAAAGCAATCGGTTTTATTACCGTGTTGCTCTCCGCAATATAAATATCGCTGCGCCGTTTCTTTGCCAGCTCCGCTAACTCGTCCTCTGCCTGTACCATTTGATAAAATCCGTCATACACCAGCGCCGCTTGGTCTAATTTCGGCGCTAAGCAGTATATTTCTTGTCCATACTCTGGCTCTAAGTACGCCATATATGCAATAATCGCAGATGCAAATAAACTTTTTCCGTTTTTTCTGCCAATTACAATAAAAATTTCACGGAAAATACGTATTTTTTCTGCGTCCTGTATGCCAAAAATAACAGAAACTATGGCTTTCTGCCATAGCTCCAACTTGATTAAATCATTACGTCCCTTGCTGTGGTGGCAAAAGTTCTCTATGAACCGTATAGCCTTATTCGCAGCCTTTGCATTAAAAAAATACTCCTGCTTTTGCAGCCCGTTTATAATGATTTCGTATATTTTCTTTATCCATTTTCCCGCTATGATTTCGCCGCTTGTAATCTTTGCGTGGTACTCATAGATATAATTTCGATAAGGCGGCAATATTGCTTACTCTTCCCGCAAAGCCGCCAGCCTGCTTGTCTTTCGTTTCGCAGCTGGTACTAATTCCGTAAGTTGCTTAATCACTGCTGCATAGTTCTTACTAAGCGCTATGTAGGTTTCTGCCTCTGGGCTTTTCTTTGTTCCCCACTGGTTCTGCCCGTTCTGGTACTCACTCGTCCAGCCGTCTTTTTCAAGTTTCGCCTGCAAGTCGTCCAGCTCAATGCTCATAAATGCAGCCTTTTCTATCAGCGGCGTTACTAATTTTCTTTTGTTTTCGTCTAAGTCCTTGAAAATTCCCTTAAGTCTGGTCTTTTCGGTCTTTATCCTCTGTTCTTTGGTTTTCTCTTTCTTTGTTGCCATTCCTTTACCCCGCTTTCCATTCCTGCGCCGCACCACACCCCCTACACCACCCGTGCGCACGCCCGTAGGGTAATTTTAGGGTATCCCCCTCGGTATTCGCCCCCTTTAATTATTTTTCTGATATGGGGGGAGTATGCCGCCATTCTCGTCGAACCGATACCGCTTATGTCTCTCCTGTTTGTGGTGTTCCTTGTTGTGGCAGTCTTGGCACAACGCCTCTAAGTTATCCCAGCATAACGTAACGCTTATGTCGTTTATGTTCTCTCTGTTAAGCCAGCGCTTATGATGCACTATCTTTGCGGGCTGCCCGCAGCGTTCACAAATATAATCTTGTGACATTAAATAAGCGGCTCTGGTTTTTTCCCATGCCGCTGATAAATAAAAACTCTTAGCCCATGCTTTCATACTGTCCCCTCTCTTTCTTCATTCCCCAGCGCCCTAAGTTTCATGCGCTGGGTGGAGGCTAAAGAATGAATAGAAAAAGAGTAGGCAACTGCTGCCGCACATGGCTTAAGCTATCGCCTACTCATTTCATGCTACCATTGTATCTCTTTTGTTTTCCCATGTAAACACCACGTTTTTACCATTACTTTACCACGCCAGCTGTTCTCTCTTCGTCAATTCCCCATAACAATACTGACAGCTCGTTTATGATGCCTGTTACCCAGCGCCTCGGTGTGTTCTTTCCTGTGTCCAGTTCCTCTGCAATTTCCGCATAGTCCATACCCTGCATGAAATACATTTCAAAAGCCTTGTACTCTACGCCTCTGCCTGCTGCCTCTCTGCGACGCTCTATCTCTTCTACTGCCTTGTCTATATGTGCTGTCATTATCAATGTCTTAAAGCGTGTGCGTCTGATACTCTCTAAGTATGTACGCTGCTGCTCGTCCGTCATTCCCTTAAGCTCTAACTGCTGCCCGTCGCTTATGGCGTTCTCGATATGAAAAACCGCATCACGGTAACATTTCATAAGTGTAAAAGTATTGTGGTATTTCTCTTTCTTCCGTTCCTGCTTTTCCTGTCTTTTCAGTTCCGTTATTGCAGCCTTTGCCTGTTTCTGCATCAGCTCCGTTAATTCGCTTTCGTGCAGCTGTACCCAGCTTTCAGCCGCTGGCGGCATTTCTACCCCTGCCGCCGCTGTTGTCTTTGTTTCTTCCTGCTCCATGTTCTGTACCTCGCTTTCTGTTAATTAAACGGTAGCTCTTCGTCTGCTCCCTCTGGGATATTCATAAACCCGTCACTCTCCGTCAGTTGCTGCCCTCTCGCCTCTGCCTCTGCTTTGCTCTCTCCAAATCCCACGCTGTTTGCCACAACCTCTGTGTAATATACCTTGCCGCCTGTTCTCTGGCTTTCGTAGCTGCCTGTTTTAATCTTTCCTGTTACCTCTGCTTTACTTCCCTTGCTTAACCATTTCTGCGCCCATTCCGCAGTGCGTCCGAAACACTTAATATTTATAAAATCTGTGTCTTTCCCGTCGTCTACCGCAAGCGTAAAGCGGGTAATAGCTGTGCTATTGTCCTGCCCGCCATATCTAAGCTCTGGCTCTCTTGTAAGCCGCCCTGTAAGTGATACATTATTCATTCTCTCTGCCCCTCTCTTCCAGCTTGTCCAGCTTTGAAAATATCGCCAGCAATTCCAGTGCTATAATTCCCAGTAAAATATTAGTCATTTTCTACCGCCTCGCTTTCTTCTCTCAATCCTGCTGCCATATTGCTAAACGCCGCTGCTACGTTCTCGCATAATGTCGCCAGTGCTGGCTTTATACTCTGCGCCCAGCTGTTAATAGCTGCCGCCAATGTTTCTGCTGCTGTTGGTAAGGTTTTATTTATCTGTCTTGCCATTTTTCTTGCAAGCCTGCGCTTTTTTCGCTTGTCCAGCTCTAACGGCGGGTTTACTCCATGCTTTTTCTTATAGTTCTTTTTCCACTGTCTGTATTTCACTGCTTACGCTCCTTTCTCCATATCGCATACGGCAATATCCATACTGGCGCTGTTATTATCAACACCGCTTTTGCTGTGCATATCGTCACAAATACTGCTACGTCTACTGCTGCCTGTGCAATTTCTTCCACTGCATCTACTATGCCGTCCATATACTCAAACATTTACTACCCCGTTTTCCTGCTTAATCTCAATATTTCTGCCGCCTCGCTGCTTTATAATTGCCTCTACGTGCAAGTATGCAGGCAGCATAACCACGCTGCCTGTTCGTAACTGATATTCTACGCTTTTCCGCATCTTCTCGTATTGCTCTGCCTTGCAAAACGCCGTACAGCCCAGAATAATTGTAAATACCTGTGCTTTCTTCTTTTTCCGCTGCCGTCTATTCATGCTCTGCCCCGCTTTCTGTGTCCGTTTCGGACACCTTACCTGTATAGTCTGTTACTCTGATACCCAGAATACAGTAGCCCTCTGTAAGCCCTGTATAATCTTCCAGCATATAAATAATATCTGCATCAATCGTGCGCCCTGTATGCTTACCGTCCTTAAATTCCAGCATTTTAAGGCTGTCGCCCTGTTTATAGCCTCTGTCATTCTTCCGCAGCTCAAAGCCTTTTTTCCCGCTTACTACGTCCTCGTAATAAGATGCCACTATTTTTATCTCATGCTGCTTATGCTCTGTGTTTCCCTCGCTTGGCAGATGCTCCATTTTTTCTGCGTCTGCCCGCTCCTGCAATTTCCTCTTTGTCTGGCGGTCTATAGCGTCCTGCTCTTCGCTGTACCGCTGTTCGTCCGTCTTTTCAGCCTCTGCCTTGTTTATGTACTGGTCGCATTTCTGGCACGTTCCCGTTTTTACGTTGCAGTCCTTGTATTTCTGGCAGGAATAGCACAAAGACGTTATGCTTTCTGGGTGCGGTGTTTCGTAATCGTCCCCTGCCTTTTTCTCTGCTACCTTTTCCGCTATTTCCTTTGCCCTCACATTTTTGCCCGCTGCTGCTTTTTTCGCTATTTCTTTCTGCTCGTCCTCGTCCAGCTTTGCTGCCTCGTATGCAGCAGTGATACCTAAATTTCCCTCTTTCAGCTGCTCTTTAATCTCCGGCGTTGCGTTGTTGTTGATTGCGTCCATTCTGGCTACGTTTGTGCTGCTTTCGTTTATCATAGCTGCCACTAAATCACGCATTTTGCCTTGTATCTCTAAGCCGTCCTCTTCCTTGGCTCTGATAAGCGCCGCTTTTGTACGCTCTACTAATCTGGTTTTTTCATAAGCTGTAAGCTCCTGCGTAAATCCGTTGCCAGCCAATAAGCGCAGCTCATACATTGCCTCGCTCATATCCATAAAGCGGTAAAGCACTTTCTCATACTCCTTATGCCCCCGCTCTAAGTTCAAAATATTTGCCGCATTACGTCTGTGTCCGTCGATTATACGGTATTCCCCGTTTACTCTCGCCAATACTGTAGGCTGTTCCTGTCCTACGTGCAAAAAGCTGTCTGCCAGCTCTTCTATGTTCTCTAATTTCTGGTGCGTATTCTCCTGCGCTGCCTTTACCTCGTAAGGGCTTAAATAAATCTCTTTGTATCCCTCTGTCTGTGCCTGCTGCCCTGTTGCTTTCGTCTTTGCGTTCAGAATGTCGTTAATGCCAAACTTTGCCATATTCTCTACCTCGCTTTCACAATCCTTTGTTTTTTCTTGCACTGTCCCATTACTCCGTTGCACATTTCGCACGTTCTCCAATGCTCGCAAGCGTCGCTTTGCGGACATTTCTTTCCTGCAAATTTACTGCCCCAGTTCCAGCACTCCGTACCGCCAGTCCTGCGGCAATGCCAGTAAACGCATAATCTCTCTTTATGTGCCACGCTTGCTACCTCGCTTTCCCTGTATACGCTGTTACAAATTTCTTGTACCCCTGCGCCGCTCCGCAGCATGGGCTATACTCATAAATCGGCTTACGCATGAAAGTATTTTCTGCTACTTTCTTGGAATACCGAATAATACCCAAAATATTAAAATCTGTCTTTTGTTCCAGCCATTCTACGCCTGCTGCCTCGCCGTCTGTGTTCTGGTATGACGTAATCAGTACGCCTGCCAGCTTTAATGCTGGGTTAAATGCCTTTGCGTCCTCTATCTGCTCTGTCACAATGTCCAGCCCCTCTAAAGCGTCCTCGTCCACCTTTACGGGTACTATTACCTCGTCCGTGATTGCCAGCGCATTTACAACATTAAGCCCAATATCCGGCGGGTTATCAATGATGCAGTAATCATACGCCCGCTCTGTTTCTATGTAGTCAAATTTTGCATACCCGAACCCCAGCACTTTCGCTGTTACCAGCGCTTTGTATCTCTCTATCTGGTTTTCGCTGTCCTCTTTGGTTAAATTCCATGTAGCCCCAAATAGTGACATATTCGCCGTTACAATGTCGATACCCTCATACTCTGTATGCTGTATCAGCTCGTCTGCGTTTTCCCAATCCCCAGCCAGTAGCCTTGTGGCTGGTGCTACGTTCTCTGCATCATATCTGCTGTACGCCTTGCTTAAGTTTCCCTGCTTATCGTTGTCAATCAGCAGCACCTTATAACCTCGCCTGTAAAGCTCATACGCCATGTTTGCCGCTGTAAAGGTCTTGGCTACGCCGCCCTTTAAATTCAAAATGCTTATTGTTTTCATTCTTTGCCTCTCTTTCCTGCGTCGCCTCTAACGCATGGTTACTGTTTCCTGCTCTTTTATAAGCTCGTCTGAATGTAATAAATACTGCTCTATCAGCTGCGCTGCTGGCTGCCAGCCGTAGCAGACGGCGGTATAATAGCCCTGCTGCCGCAGATACTCTAACCACTCTTTCTGTTTCTTGGTCGTCGTGTTCTCGCCTGCCTTAAGCTCTATGTAAAGCCCATGATACCCAGCCCTTGCAGCTGGTAGCATAATATCCGGCACGCCAGCCTTTACGCCCTGCCTCTTAAGCACCGCTGCTGTTGCTTTATCACGTTTGCCGCCGTTTGGCACGTGATACATATATTGCAGTTCCGGCATAAGCCCTGTTCTGTATGCAGCCCAGCTAAATAATGCCTCTTGATGCCCGCTTTCGTCGTCCAGTCTAAAGTTTCTCATTTTCTCGCCTCGCTTTCTGCTTAAATTCTACATACTGGCAAATTCTGAAAAGCAGCCCGTCCTTATGCGGCTTGCTGTTCTCTATCGCCAAAAGCGTTATTGTTTTCTCGCTTTGTAGTCCCACATTTCCCAGTACGTCCCAGCGGCATATATCGTAATGTCTGCACCGCAGGCAGCAGCGCTTACAGTCCTTGCCTTTCTGGAATAACCAGTATTTAATTTTTTCTATCATGTTTTCTGCCCTTTCTGCTGCCGCTGTCTTTCCAGCTCTCCTGCTGCTCAAAAATAGCCGCCGCAATTCTAAATACCAGATATGCTGCCACAATCAGCGCCAGCAGTCCGGCTATTATCAACACTGCTGCAATGGCAATGCCCTTGATTATCTGCATTTCAGCCCCCCCTATCTGCTATTTTTACTAAGGTGTATCTTAAATACCCGTAGCCGTAATACTCTGGGCTATGTACTCCCATGCTCACGCTGTTCTTGTCCACGTAATAGCCCTTTATTGCCTTTGGCTCTTTCTTGAAATACTCACGGTCTGAAATTATGTGATACTCTGGCTCTGGTCTTACTAAATTCTTGCTGCAATTCCAGCGCTTACCCTGTAATGCTCCGTCAGTACCCTTTTTGTGCGTTCCTGTGTACTTGATTAAATAGCTTGCCAGTTCTGCATAGTTGCCGCTGTCGTCCAGAGGGAATACCTTTACTCTGTTATGCCCCTCGTATGCCTTATACCAGCAGCGCTGTAAAATCTCTGTGTCAATTTTATTTACTACAAGGTGGTGATGCCTCGCACCTTTCTTGCCTATCTCCATAACGTGTATGTATTTGAACTCTAACCCTGCTTTTCTGTACTCCTTTCTGCACTCCCTCAAAAATACGTCTATGTCCTGCCGCATCTGCTCCGGCGTTCTGTCCGGCTCTCCTTTCCTGCGGATATAGTCAATCACTAAATGGTAGTCCCCATAGCCATAGTTTGCATTTATGAGTATCCTTAAATTTCTCTCTGCCTGTCTGGTGTTTACTTTTTCCTGCTCTTCTTTTGTTGGCTTTACCTTATCCCCTCTGCTGATACCTTTCTTTTTGTATCTGCTGGTAAAGTACCTCTCTATCTCTATCGTATTTCCCGCTTTTGTTACCCTCTCTACGTATGGCATATATCTACCTCTCTGTCGGTTCGTTAATACTTTTATCAAGTGTTAAAACGGGCTGCCTGCCCGTTAAATTTCTTGACTTTGCGCCATACATAGCTTATAATTTTTATAGTATTTCAAAGCTGTATAGCTTAGCGCCTATGGTGTTTCCCCACCGTAGGCGCTTTTATTTTTTCATGTTTCCTGCCGCTCTCTTATGCGGCTTAAGGCATACTCATAAGCCCGTCTATATGCAGCTGTGCAAGTGTTGGCGGTACAGCAGTTCTCATACCCCATAAGGCTACATAATCTACGCTCGTAACAATGCTTGCACTCATGCAGCTTTGCGTAGTCGCTCGCTGCCCGCTCCTGCCGCTTTTCCTCATATCGCATATATGCTTTAATCTGGCTCGCATCTATAACCACAATTCCCAGCGTATTTGCTGTATGTATTTCTCTGTCCATTCCCTCTGTTATGCCGTATTTCACGCCCGCAATAACAAAATCGCAGCCTTTCAGCAGCGCAAGCCCAGCAGCCATGCCCCTTGCCCGCTCTTCCGGCTTTTTATCGTCCATGCACTGCGTCATATATAAATGCGGCGTAATGGGTGCTAAGCCTGCCTCTAATGCCTGCCGTGTCAGCTGCTGCGCATAATCTATGTTTCTGTCCAGCTCTGCGCCGTCTTTCGCCCTGTATGGGCTGCATATATAAACTTTTTTCATACCTAATTACCCGCTTTCTGTTGTGCCTCTGTCCGTGCCTGTTCATTCCCTGCCAGATATGCCGCTAAATGCATCAGCTCGTCTGCGTCTTTTTCTTCAATAAAATCACAATCCACGCAGCATTTGCAGTACCCCGTAATTTGTAAATATCCGTCGTATACTTCCTGCGGTGTCTTGCACTGCTTTAAATCATTTATCAAAGCTGTAAGCAGCATTATTGCCTTTATGCCTGTCTCGCCACCTTTTCCGTGTATCCCTACTGTAATCTGCCGCATTTTTGTTGCGCCGTCTGCTCCTAAAATTGTTTTACTCTTCATTCTGTACCTCGCTTTCTTCCTTAAACCCAGCCAAAAGCATAGTCATTGCATCTATCGCCGTATCAAAATGTTTTCCCAGCTCCGCTGCGTCAGTAAGCCCCTGCTTTGTGTTTCTTCCATTCCCTTTCATTACTTGCGTTTGCAAAATAGGTTTTAGCTGACTAAGCCCAGCTATGCTGTTCTCTAACTCTTCCTCACTCACGCAGATTTTTACATAGCCCTTACCAATGCGTTCAACGCTCATTTTCTGTCTCTTCCTTTCTTCTAATCAGCCGTACCGATACCTCATAAGCTGTACGCTGTTCTCTTTCTCCTGTGGCTGCATCAAGTACCTTTTCATACTGGCGGCTCTGATACCGTCCCAGCAGCTCTACAGTGTCGCCCTGCTGCCACTGCGCCGCCTCGTCTGCCTGTTCCTGCCAGCAGATGCACGGTAAATAGCAGCTGCCGCCTGTAAGCTCATTTCTTACTTTTACCGTAATATCAGTAATACGCTTGCCTCTTGGCGTTTCTCTGTGTGTTGGTTTATTCGCTATAACGCCTCTTATTGCTACCTCGTCCTGCTCTACTGCCTTTTCTGATACCGCCACAAAATCTGCCAGAATATATACCAGCAGTCTACCGCTCTGGAAGTCCTTAAGTGTCTGCGCCTTGCCTGTCAGTAAAAGCCTGCTGCCCTCTACAAATTCCTGCATAACGTCAAATTCTATACCGTTGCAAGCCTTGTATGGTACGTCCTCTGCAAATACTACCGTTACCTCGTCCGGCACGCCGCTTGGTCTTACTGTTTCCAGCTTTGCCATATAACCACAAAACGGCAGCCCGCATAGCTGCTTAATTTCCTTAATCTGTGTAAGCGTTCCTACCAGTCCCGCTGCATTTTCCTTGATACCGCCACCTGTAAGCTCGTCCATGATTGCAGTATCTAAATCCCGTAAAAAATCCGGCTTTTTCTTTGTCATACTTCCTGTCCTTTCCTTTCCTGTATGTATATGGTGTAGTAAAGTGACATCTGCAAATCACTAAACTTATACTGTGCTGTCTGGTCTGGCTCTAATGGTTTCATAAGCCCCAGCTCTTTCCAGCGTTTGTGCGTTATCTCCGGCACTGCCCTAAACTTCTTTACCTCATGCTCTCTGTATTTTCGGTATTCCTCGCTTATCTCATGGTCTGCAAACGGTTTGAACGCTGCCAGATACCCTACGTAAACCTCTGCTTTTCCC